AACACCTTTTTCTGGTTCAGATACTAATGGAGTTAATTCTAGTTCATCTGAATATATAGGAAGTGTTATTGATTTAAGTTCTGATGATGTAGCTGATTTATCTAGTGTAAATTTAAGAGTAGGTCTTCAATATAATAGTTTTAGAGGTGGAAACGCAGCTTCCTATGGTTCAGTAACAAACGCTAGTAAAAGTGATACATTGCCAGTTGCTATACATCCATTGTTTAGTGATAATATATATATAGAAGGAACTCATGGTGGAACTGGTTCTATTTTATTAAATGACACAATGTCAGTTACACTTAATGAAGAAAAAAATATTATATTTGGAATATGGATTCCTAATGCTAAATATACAAATTTTAGTTTATTAAGATTTACAGTTAATGAAACAGGAGTTAGTCCTAATACATCTTTAACTTGGGAATTTGCAAAAGAAGATTTTAAAGTTGATTGTTGGAATATTGTTTCTTTAAATATGACAAATATTATTGAAGGGGATGCTAGTGGAGTTGGTTTAGATACTTGGCAATTGCAAGTAGATAGAAGTGGAGAAGATTGTGATTTTTATTTTTCTGGGCCTATTATTGCAGACAATCCTAGTCTTGAAGGTTTTCAATCTGGTCTTTATACATTTAATTATTCATATTTATACGATGATGAAAAACAAGAATCATTACCATTTTTATTTAGAAATGCCCTAGATGATGTTAATGTAAACAAACTAAATGTAATTGGGTCTCCTGTTTTATTTAATTTTGATTTTTATATAAATCCATTTAATAGTGCATCCCCCGAAGTTTATAGTATAAGTAAAAGAATAACTGGTTCTAGGGTATATTACAAATTAGAAGATAATGATAACTTTTTTTTAATAGGGGAATTAGATTTTGTAAATAAAGGATTTAAGTTTTTGCCAGAAGAAGGAGAGATGTCTTATTCAATGGCAGATGTTACTGGGGATGGTAGCCCTGATGGAGAAACTTGGTATAAGACTTCTGTTGTCGTAAAGGCAATTAGTCCTAGTTCTTCTAATATGATAGACTCTTATAGGAGTATAAATGGATACGCAGCTAATACACAATTTATAGATGCTAAGTTCAAAACAGCAGTTGTTCATGGTAGAAGGGTTTATATAGGAAACATAAGGCAACCTTCTGGTAGTGATGGTAAAAATCATCCAGATAGAATGTTAAAAAGTGCTGTAAATAAATTTGATATATTCCCAAATAGAACTGGAAGTATTGATGTAGCAATAAATGATGGAGAAAGTATAGTCAAATTAGAAGCGTTTGCAGATAGAATATTGCAATTTAAAGAGAAAACTATGTACGTTATAAACGTATCTGAAAATGTTGACTTCCTTGAAGATAGATACGAAAACAAAGGATGTTCTTTTGATTATCATACAACAAAAACAGATTACGGCATTGCTTGGTTCAATGCATTTGGTGTTTACTTTTATGATGGAAAACAAGTTTTAAATCTTTTAGAAAAAGATGGAATGAGGTTAATAAGTGAATCTGATTGGGAAGCATTTATTACTGATGGTGAAGATGGAAGTGCAGATGACGTAACTATGCAACATGCTCAAATAGCATATGTACCAAAGAAAAGACAATTATTAATTAAAAATATGGATAAAAGTATTTTTATATATGATTTTGTTTTAAGAGCTTGGATGAAAGGATTGGGAAAAATAACAATATTTAGAACTTCCAATAATACAAATTTTACAAATATGACAAACTTTGCTTTAGATGGCAATCAAGATTTAATATATTTAACTAATGATGATTGCGATATAATGACTTGGAATCCTTCGTCATCTCTTTCTGGAAACTTCTTATATACAACTAAAGATATTGATTTTGGGCAACCCTCTGTAAGAAAAAAGATTTATAAGGTTTACATAACATACAAAACTGCTGATAGCGGTAGTGTTGCATCAAATGTTATGGTTGACTATGACGTTAATGGAGGTACTACATTCCCATATGATTTTGAAAATGGAACTAATTTCAGTTCAAATAAACTAGCGGCAGCTGATGGATGGCAACAAGCAACATTAAAACCAGATAACTCTAGTGAAGCAAATAATGTTTTCTCTTTTAGATTAAGGTTTCAAGTAGATGCAAGTTCTGGTTCAGTTCCTGCTGGTTTTGAAATAAATGATATAACAATTATATATAGATTGAAGAATGTAAGATAATGCCTTTAAGTAGAGAAGAAAGAAAATTACTACATCAAAAAAGTAAACAACCTACATTTGGTGTAAATGAACCAGATTCTAGAGAAGGGCATGATGGAGATATATCTTTTAGAAAAGTTGAAAATGCTGGTACAGTACAATACGTTAAACGTAATGGTGATTGGTTGGCAATGTCATCTTCTGGAAATATGCCAATGGGAAGAACTATTATACCTTCTTCATCAGCAAGTTCATCAACAAGTTCTGGGGTTGGTGTACATTCAGATTTAAGTAGTTTAGGAAGTGACGACCATCCTCAATATTTATTAATAGATGGAAGTAGGGCAATGGTTGGAGACTTAAGTCTTGGAGGAGGAGATGGTGCTTTAACATTTACTGCTGATAATAGTTCTATAAAAATACCAGACAATAAAGCAACCAGTCTTGTTATAGAAGAAGCTGATACTGCATACTTAACATTTGTTACTACTGATAGCGGAGAAAAAATAACACTTGGTAAGAAACTAGAAGCTGGTTCAGTAGAAATAGAAGGAAGTGCATTTGACATAGATGGAGGTTCAATAGATGGAACTACTATAGGTGCAAATTCACACACCACTATAAAAGGTACTACAATAGATGCGACTACTGACTTTACAGTAGGAACAACTATTATTACAGATGACCAAATTCAAATGAGTCCTACTAATGGTGTGTTTACATTATCTAGTGCAACAAATGGGGCAAGTACCATTTCTACTATTGATAGCACTGCTTCTAATGGAGCTGCTCTAACTTTAAATCCTCAAGGCCCATTAATAGTTTCATCTAATAGTCAAGAAATAAAATTTCATGATGGAAGTAATTATGTATTTGAGTTTGATACTGCTGATGTAAAATTTAAAATGGCTGACGATGCTGATACTGGAGATTTTTTTGAAATATCTACAGCTCAACATGGAGCTACTACTATTAAAACAGTAGATGATGATGCTACAGCTGCTAATTTAACTTTTGATATAGATGGAAATATTGATTTTAAACAATCTTCTGGAACTACCAGATATACATTTAATCTTGATTCTACGCCTGAATTAGATGTAACTGGAGACTTTACAATAGATGGAAGTGGTGTTATTAATGTAGATGGAGATACTGGTGTTGTTTTAAAAGAAGGCGGAGGTGAAGTAATAAAGATAGATACAGATAAAGATATATTTTTTCATCAATACACTCAAACACTTTTTCAACAATATGGATTTCATAGTAAGGTAGAGCAATATCATCAAACAAGTGGAAGAGGTGATTTTAATCAAAACTTTTCAATATTAAGTTACAATGAACAATTATCAAGTAGCTCTCAATATGAGGCATATCCAAGTTAATTATGGCATCAAACACATCACATCAAAGAGTATATAAAGAACTTAGATATATAAAAATACCAGATAGAAGATTAATATCTGGACTATTGTATGTTAATGTTATCAATCATGATGACAACGATGCTCAGGATGATTTTATACAACAATGCAATGACCATTCAGTTGCTAATGGAATAGAACATTCTAATTCTTTTTCAGAAGATGGAAGTTCTGCTGGCGTATTTCAAGATAGAGGCAGAGAAGGTATGAAGCATTCATTCGCTGATTATGATTGTTTTGTTTTTCATGTAGCTGGGGGTATGAGTTTAAGTGGTGGCATAGCTAATCCGATTAGTGCAACCACTACCTATGATACATTAGCTGAATTACAATCTGGTGGATTTGCAACTGGTACTGGAAAATGGGTAGATAATACAGACGTTGCTGTTGGTGGTGATGCGACTGCTACTTGGAAGACTTTAAATGATAACAGTGGAAGTAATCCATATGGAGATTATTGTTCTCATTTTATAAAATATCATTTACTATCAAGAATTAATAATGCTTCAGGTCATGGATTGTATCAATCTAGTCAGCCTAATTTTTGGAAAAGTAGACCTATACATCGTCAAACATATGCTATAACAACTGGAATAAATAATCCAACTTTTAATACTGCTACTCCAGCTGATGTTACTAATGAATATATTTTATCTCATGGTATATATGATGATAAAGATACAGAAGGGGTTGATTTGGGAATGTCTTCGTATGCTCAATTAGGTCATGGCGGTTCTGGTTTTGAAAAAATTTCAACAGGTGCAAATACATCAGATGGTGAAACTCAAGATAGCGATGGAACTATAAGTACATCGGATGGTAATACATATTATTCCCCAGTGGATACAATTAAAATTTATGGAAAACATCGTTTGGTTTTCGATTCTCATGATAATGGAGAATTGCCAGCATCAGCTTCTTATAGAAAAATATATTCAATAAATAGTTCTAACTCATCTCATATTACTAACTTTTGGGATTTAGTTATTGACATAGGACTTAGGGGAAATAATCCTCAAGGAGCTTCTCAACAAACTGGAAGTTCTAGTAAAGCAATATTGAAACCTCAAATAAATGTATCTTTTCAACCATTTGGAGAAACTGCAAGTTTTGACATATCTGATAATGAACATACATCATAATGCTATTGGATAAAATAAATATGTTAATTAAATTAAATAGTAAAAGTATATAGTCAATATGGCCACAGCATCTAAAATAAAATCAGCAATAAGAAGTAGAGGAGCAGCTCAAAGAAATATTACTCAACAACTTGCTGGTGTTTCTGAGCAATTATTAAAAGCAGAAGAATCTGCAAGACTTAATGAATTTAGAGCTAAAGAAGAAGCGGTAGGATTTGCAAGTGCATTTTCTGCTTTAGAAGCTGGCTCTACTTATTTAGAGGGTGTAAGACAATCACAAGAATTGCAATCTAATATAGATGCATTTGAACAATCTCTTCCAGAATCAGTTAGGCAAGCTGGTGGAGTTACAATTGAAAGAGGTGCTAAGTCTTCATTAATGGATGTATTTACAGGAAAAGCTTCTATGAGTGATTATTTATATGGTCAAGAAAAATATATGTTAGGTGAAAGAGAATTAGGTACAAAGTATGATGTAGCTGCTATGGGTGAAAAGGCGAAAGCTATGAAACAAGGAGACTTACTAGACCAATTTTTTGGAGGAGAACCATTACCTAAGTCTACAATATCTAGAGAACTAGGTATGGAAAGACCTTCTATTGATGTTTCTAATTTGTATGGAGATTTTGAACAAAAACCTTCTATGATGGATAAAGTAGGTGATAAAGTAGAAAAGGGAACTTTGGTTCAAAGTGATGGAAATATAGTTCCAGAAAAAGTAGTATCTAAAGTTGAGAAAAAAGTAGAAACTAAAGAAATCTTTGGGCCACCAAAACCTAAGAATGAATCATTATCTGAATTTTTAAAAGATGAGGATAAAGTTGTTATAGATGATACGAAATACGACCCATCAGACGAAAGTTTAACAAATAAAGAAATACCTTCATTCGCTAAAGATAAAGCAATATCTGAACCATTTCAAAAACCATTAACTGAAAACTTTTCAAAATTATTAGAATCTGAAAGAAGTGGCCCTGAGTTTGCATTAGCCGATATAGGAGGAAGAATAGAAGAGATTTCAAAATTAGAAACTGGTAAAGGAGTGACAAATCCTCAAACTCGTAAAAATTTCTTAGAAAGAGCTAAGGTTCTTAAAGAAGAATTAAGACAAGATATTCTTTCTATATATAATCCAAAAACTGGTCAATTTAAATCTGAACAATTTGAAAAGATATTTACAGAAGGCACTGGAAGGACTGGAGAAAAAGAAGGATTTGCTAAAGTTTCTAAAAGAAGAGCTCTTGGTTTTCAAAGTATTGTTGATGTTGACTTAGATACTGTAGAAACTTTTATAGGTAGTTTATTTAATGAAAAACAATTAGCGAGTAAATAATATGTATGTAGAAGCAGCAATGATGGGTTTAAGTGCTATACAAGAAATTGGAGCAACTAATAGGTCTAGAAGAGAAGGTAGAAGACAAACAACTTTTCTTTCAAATGCATTAAAAGATTTGGGATTAGCTGAAAAGTCATTAGAAGAATCATTAGGTGGCAGTTTAGCTTTATCTACATTAGAATCGCAAAGAGCGTTAGATATTGTATCTGATTCTGGTGAAAAAACAATAAGGCAAATTGGACAAAGACAAGACCAAATTAGTCAAGCAACTGGATTTGCTAATATCGGAATGGATGATGATACTATAAAAGATGTAAGAAAAGAATTTCAAAGAAAAAGAGAAGATATAGATATTTCACTTACTAAAAGTTTAAGTGATGTATTGTCTCAATTTGAACAACAAAAATTTGAAATGAGGTCTCAACGTCAGCAATTAGAAATGCAAAAGAAAATGGCACAAGAACAAGCGGGAACTAAATACTTTGGTATTTTTTAATTAATATGTCACAAGCTCTACAATCATTAAACTCAATACTTAAATACAAACAAGAAAGAGAACGTCAAAAGATTGACAGGTCTTTATCTATGATGGATATGGCAACTAGACTTAGGCAACAACAAATTGACAATGCTAGACAAGAAAGAATGATGCAACTCAGAGAATCTGATGCAAAGAGAGATGCAAAAGAATCAGCTGCTAGATTGACTAATCTAAACTTACAACAAAAAAAATTAAAAAGAGATGCTTCTGACGTTAGTATTGAACAAGAAAATGAATTAAGAGACTTACAGGTTGAAAAAATTAGGTTGGCAGTTGAGTTACAATCTCAACAACTAACTGATAAAATTTCTAACAATATACGAGCATCTCTTGATAATGTAGTAACAACTAGTTTTGAAAAAAATTATGAAAAATCTTTATCTTTTATTCCAGGCTTTGAATCTATGGTAAGGGCATCAGCCCTGCCTTCTCAAGACTTTGAAGAACAAGATATAAATACAGTTGTTAAATCTTATAAAAAATATGCTAAAAATAATGCTGAAAAAGATTTATTAAATTATATTGTTAAAAATCATAGAGAGTTAATACCTGCTACAGCTGCTGTAAATTTAGTTGGTTTTAAAACATCTCAAGATAGTGTTGTTGATGCTTTATCTTCAATGTATCAAGACGTACAAACAAATACTAAGTTTCAAAAATTATTTGAAAATGTTGGTGTATCTACAGAAGATTTAAGTTCTAGTATGGTTAATTTGTCTAATATAATTACACAAAAAAATACATATGATACATTTATACAATCTGGTGAGCTTGAAAAACAAGCATTAAGACAAGCAAAAAATCAAGAATTAGATGAAAATTCATTATTAAAAAAATTGTCATTAGATATATTACAAGTTGATGGCCTTACTAATGAAGAAATAGATGCTTTAAATGAACAATTAATAAGAGATGGTAAAGACCCAATACCATACGAAGAATTTAGATAATATATGCCTACACAAAGAGCTATAGATGCTTTATTAGAGTATAGAAATAAGAGAGACCAAAACTCTCAAGAGCCTATTCAATTAGCAAATGCTTACAATCTTAATGAACCTAGTACGTTAGTAGATAGTTTATCTCAAGGCATACAACCTTTAACTCCAGAAGCCCAAGAACAACAAAAAGAATCTAATATAAGTTTATTGCAATCTTTAGGAGCGGGTTTATATGAGTTTGGAGAGACTGCAACTTTTGGAGCATTTGGATTAGCTGAGATAGGAGCGGAGAAAGCATTAGGTGAAGAAATAAACTTCCAAGAATATTTTAGAGAAGCACAACAAGAAAGTTCACTTGCTAAAGTATTAGGTGGCGTAGGAACTGGAGCTGGTTACTTATTAGGTGCTCCAATGAAACTAACTGCTAGGATATTACAGAAACCTGCCACAGCAGCTCTTTCTAAATTAGTTGGTAAACAAACTATAGGTAAAGCATCTAAAGAGTTTAGTGAAGAAGCATTGAAGTCTGGTATAGACAAAGGTGTGGTAAACAAATTTAGCAATGTTCTTAAAGGTAAAACAGCTTGGGCATCCACAAAAGGCAAACAAGCAAATGAACTATTTGCAAAACAATTTAATACTGAAATAAATAAACGAGTTGTTAGAGCTCAGAGGACTGGAGACCTTACAAGTTCCCAAGCTGCTACTATACAAAAAATGAAAGAAAAGATTATTAATGAAGGAATACCACTTCAAAATCTTTCTCAATATGCTCGTATAACTTATGGTAATAGTAGGATGGGTAGGTTTGCTACAGAAGCTTTGCATGATGCTTTTGTATTTAGTGTAGCAGATGCAGTTATGGATGTATCTTTTCAAGGTCAAGAATTGTTAAAAAATCCTAACGCTAAATATGACTTAGGACAAACTGGATATTCTGTTGCTACTGGATTTCTAGCAGGTACAGCAATTAACGTAGCGACATCTCCTTTCGGACCTCTAGGTAAAATGTTTCAATCTAGAAAAGATTTTAGACAAGGTATAAAAGCATATTTAGGAACAAATACATATAAAGGTCTTTCATTAGATGAGTTGTCTGGTGAAATGGCTAACATAGCTCACTTAAACAAAGCAAATAAATTAAGTACACATTATGATTTTAAAGTAGATGGCGAACAAAAAACTATTGACTTATTAGAAAACTTTAAAACAAGCAGACTTAGAAATGCACAAAGAATATCTTCAAAGTTAAGAGATTCATTTGGAGATAATGCTGAAGAAAAAGCACAACAATGGTTGATGTCTCAAAAGAGATATTATGGTAAACAGATAATTGGAGAAGCAACAAGAGAAGGATTGCAAAACTATAGATTGTTATTTCCTAGAATGGCAGTTGCTGGATTAGCTATGTCTGGAGTACAAGGTATACAGACTCATGTTTCTGGTCAAGAACTAAGAGCAGAAGATTTTATATCTAGTATGTTGATTGGTGCATGGACTCAACGCAGAGGTAACTTTGCTAAGAGTATGGATTTGGGCGAAAACATTAATAATTTAAGAGTAACACTAGAGCATTTAGGTGTTGACAATTCTCAAACATTTTTTGCATCTACTTTTTCTAAACCTAATAATATTCATGGAGTAGGTTTATCTAGAGAGAATGAAGAACTTAAAAACTATTTAATAGAACAAAGAATAGTTAGTGATGATGATGAAACTGTAACAAAAGAAAAAGTTGCAGAAGGAGAAAAAACATTTCTTGATTTGGAATCTGGCACTCCATTCGACCCTCATGATGGTAAGATAAATAAACTTTATCAAATAATGGATGAAGATTTTCAGCATGTAAGACCTATTACACAGATAACAGAAACTCAAGCAAATACAATAAATGAAATTTTGCAAAGACAAGGGTTTGAAACATCTGAAGACTTAGATAAAGCATTTACAGAAAGAGTAGAGCAAGCAACTGCTGGTATGGAAGATACCATTGTAAATGTATTAAGTACGATAAGAAGTGCTAATTTAGAAGGCATCGAGATGTCTACTAGTAATAATAAAGTTCTACTTCCAAATACACTAGACGTTGACCCAGAGTTGCTTAAGAAAGCAAGAAATGGTGATTTTGAATCTTGGTTAGGTAAGACTGGAGTAGAAGCTGAAGAGGCAATATTAGATATTAATAGAAGTTATCATGCTATTAGAGATATTTCTATTGGAATAGATAGAGCTGAAACAGATAGAAACATAAGTAGTACTATCAGAACGGAAGATTCATTAAAAGACTTTTACAATATTATAAGTGACGCTGAAACATCTATTAACGATGCGGCCAATGTTAGAGATGGTAGAAAGAAATTTAGTTTTCAAGATAGGGAATCTTATTTAATACCTCTTATTCAAAACAAAGGTAAGATTTTTACTCAAAGATTATCAGATACATTGTCTAGGGGGAAAATGCCAAAAAATTTAGAGTCTTATCTTAAAAATGCTGGTTTATTAGTTGATACAGCTGATGGATTAAAGTTAGTAGATGATATATCTAATGTAGACAGCGATTATAAAGACAAAGCAAAAGACTTAGGTAGATTGCATGGTGTATTAATGGCATTAGGTGATTACAAAATAACAGACACTACCCCTAGTAGGAAAGTAACTACTACTGATGTCGAATCATTAAAAAATATATTACTAGACAATGACGTAGATATAAATCTTTTTAATAAACCTTCTATGAGATTCTTATATCAAATGACATTATCTGATATTAATAGAAGAAGAATGAATAGTAAAGTCACCAATGAACAAGACATACAATTTTTATTGTCTCAATCTAGAAGTGCAATGTTTAGTGATAGTAAGTTATTATCAGATGAAGGGATTAGTGGATTCAGATTATATGAATTAAATATACCTTCAGACCCTTCCTTAGAAAATGAATACAATAAAGTTATACTAGAAAGACTAGAGGAAGAAACAGATGGGTTTGTTAAAATATCAGATAAAGTAAAAACATTAAATAGGAATCAAGCTGAACAATTAAAAATGAGAATGCTTGATATATATAGTTCTGATACTGGTGAAAAAAATGTAGTGTTAAGTGAATTGTTTGAAGTTATGAGCAACTCTCGATTAGAAAGTGTTAAAAGTAGAATGTTAGAGTATATGCAAACTTTAGGAGATAGTGCTAGAAATGATTTAATGGCTATGTTAAAGCAACAAGGGATAATTAAAAGAAATGTAGATGACAAATTAGAAGTTGATAAAAAGTTTACATTAGAAAAAGTATTAGATGAAACAGAAGGTAGAAAAAATATTACATTATTATCAGAAGCATTAGACCCTATTAATCAAAAATTAATGAAAACAGGTTATACAGATGAGTTTATATTAAGAGAGATAGAAGAAAGGCAAAAGATTGATAGGAGATATGTTAAAGAAGCAAGTGATGAAGTAAAAAATCCTTCGATTGGAATAGATGATTTTTATAGAAAATATAATTTTAGAATAGAAAACCAAGATGGGACTGTTAATTATGTGGATTATTCTAATGAAACTCCTTTAGAAAAATCAAATAGATTTAAAAGTCAACAGTATATGTTAGATGACTTTGGGAATCTTAATCAACAATCTATAAATAGACTACAAAGAGATGTAGTTTTAGATGGAGTAGAGTTTAAAGACTTAAATGATAAAAAAAGAAGTGCAGTAATAGAGGATGTAACTCAAGTAGTTTTTAGTTTAAAAGACAGGATAGAAGTTCCTGTAATGTCTATTAGAAATTCAACTATTAAATATGACCCTAACAAAGAA